GCTGGGTTCCGCTCTCGATCCCTCAACTTCTTCAGGAGGCTTCGCTGAAGGCTAGAATGGACAGGATCAGAACGATCAAGTCCTTCAGCCCAAGCAGAAACTCCATCAAGGATGAGAGATCGAGACTCATTGGACAGTCTCTGTGGTTTGACACCCATAACTGGATCCCTTCTGTTGCATAACTGCAACGGAGATCGTGACAGCAAGTGCCACGATCAGGAAAACGAGCACGATCTCACGCATTAGAGCGGGGGATCGAGGTTCTCGATGGCACTGACGACCTGAGCGTTGTTCAGTGCCTCGTAGAGCATCTTCCGCAGGTCCTTTCGGACCTGGAGGGAAGCCCGTTCCGGGATCACCACGTCAACCTGAGCCAGGGGAACATACGAAACGGTCGGGGCCGGTGCAATACCGGTCACAGTCGAATTCGAAGTGTTCTCCAGGACAGGAGTCTCCAGTTTCAACTTAATCCGATAGGAGCGTCGTTGAGGTTGCGGGCGACTGAAGTCGAGGTTCAAGCGGAAAAAGCCGACAGGGATGCCGGCATTAACTACTCGATCTTCGTATTCAGCCACCTGCGAACCACCGACGAGCCCCTGACGGGACGGGTTGAAGGTGTGGGCGACCGGCGTGGCGGCGGCATCGTTCAGAACGATGTTAGCGATTGCACTCAAGGTGTAATCTTCCTACGTCAAAAGACGAAAATTATCTTCTTCCGAAGACTTGGTTGAGTAATGCCAAGGAGGAGGTCCAGCGAGCCGTATTCATAAACGGAGCCAATGTTAGAGTGGGTTTCGGAAACGAGGTCATTACTGATCTCGAGATCTGAACCCCTTCTTCATAGCACGCGAATGATTCGGTTCCTCTCCAATCTCCTTGACCGGAAGCTAGAACGCTCTTACCATGGTAAAGAGTTTTAGTCGTATTCCAACCTCTCTTAAATCTGAGCCCATGAGGTGCTGACAGATTCGATAAGTAATTTCCGACCGGAAGAATCCAGTCGATTACGAACGAATATGGCATCAACTCCCAGGCCAGAAGAAGAGGGTCGGTTAGACCATGCTTTTTAGCCATGTCAATGAACGAGTCTAGCACCTCGTATTCCAGCTCAAGCATAGTGGTGGCAGTCCATTGGTGCTTAATCGCAGCGGTTTGACCCGACTGTGAGTAAGTACTATTTAGACTACCCTCCATTATGCCCTTCCCTGTAACACGAGTAGGGCGATTACTATAG